GATCCTATGTTGTTTTTGTACGACAGTGTTTCTGAGAAATCGTATGCACTTAACTTACCTAACATATATGACGGTGGTCGTATTTGTGCAGGTAACAACTTCAATCGTCAACAGAATGGTTATATACAACAAGCAATTTTGTTGCATAAAGCACAGATAGATGACCTTATGTCATCACTTGCTAATAACGACTTACGTGCACGTGACTTAGAGATGAAGTATTTGACCTTTGATATAGAAGGTAAGCATATTAATCCTGTATCACCAAAAGACGGTAGCAAACACTTCTTCCAAGAAATTACTAACGAACAAATACTAATGTTTACAACCTGGCTTAACAATGACTCAGCTATATAATAAACTTAACTCATGCGAACTAGCTGGCGGTAACAGATCAATTGATCAGTATCTTGAGCGTCCATACCAACCCGATGGAGTAAGTTACCGCTTAAACGATCATATTAAACGCTCAGAAGAATACACAACCGACACATACAAAATTACCTGGGAAGATGCTGGTTTGAATGTGCAGGAGCAACGCATATTAATGAAAATACTACGCAAAGACTTCCAAGATTGTGGTCGTAAACGTGGTGCTATCCTCAGATATATTAAACACTTCAAAAAAGAACAAGACCTAACTGGTCAAAGATTATACCGAACATGTCAAAACCAAAACTAAATGCAGTCATTATCGGTGCCGGTGGTGTTACATCATACATGCTACCAGCACTTAAAAATAGTTTCGAACTAGAAGCTACTATCATTGACGGTGACAAACTAGAGAAGAAAAATCTAGACCGTCAATTATTCCGTAACAATATGATTGGCGAATACAAAGCCAAAGCATTGATGCGTCAATACAACTTCAGACAAAAAGATGGTCAAGCAGTATGCCAATACTTTGACAAAGCTATGCTAGAAACACCATACAAATTATTCTTTTCACAAGCCGACGTACTAATATGTGCAGTCGACAATCATCCAGCTCGTAAAGCAACTATTGAGACAGCGTTGAGATACAGTAAGCCTGTCGTAGTATGTGCTAACGAGTACCATACCAGTCAAGCGTTCATCTTTGATCCATCACTTGCATCACGCCAGTGTGTATCATACAATCCTCTTGAACGTTATCCTGAAATCAAGACTGACAAATCAGGGAGTCCAATCAGTTGTCAAGGTGACGCACTAGAGTCAGACCCACAACTTGCAATTGCCAATCAAATGGCTGCAACCTTTGGTAACTTCCTGATTTGGTCTTGGTTTGGTATGCCACACCAACCTGACATGATTGACTACAAACCTGTAGAATTTCAATCAACATTCAGCAAAATGCAAACTAAAACAATGGAGGACTTTAAATATGTCGAAGCAATACGTAGTTAACGATAACAAAGTATATCAAGTCAATGACAATGACTTGTTCACAACATTCAATGTTGTTGATGTACCAGAACACAATATAGATCCTATATGGAAGGGTGCTAAAATACCTCTTACTATGTGGCAAGACATTGTTGGTTTCTGTAAACATTCATACGATGCACTCAAGTCAGAAACACTTATTTACTTGTTTTATGACGAAGCTGCAGATCAACCTTGGTCTTGGTGGGTACCACCACAGATTACAGCTGGTATGACTGTCAAGTCTAACCCAGACGATCCTGAGTATGCTATTCAACGTGCACTATATCCTGACACTATGTTCGGTACTGTACACCACCACTGTTCTACATCTGCATTCCAGTCAGGTACTGACGAAGCCGACGAGACACAACGAGAAGGCTTCCATTTTACTGTCGGTAATCTTAACAAAGACTACGACTTTGATGTACACTTCCGTATGACTATTGGTAACATGCACAGTGAGCTTGACGCACACATGTACATTGAACGTGGTCCTGACCCATTCAAACGTAATGCTGCAATATCACAAGAAGTAAAAGAAGAAATACTAGAATCTCTGCATGAAAATGCTATTCAACAACCTGCACCCCCCCTCCTTAATAAATATGACATAGAAATGCAAAATGTTAGCAAAGCAACTTATGCTAAAAAGCAACGTGTATTTGGTAGTTGGTATGATGAACCATACTATTACACGTCAAAAAAAAACGAGGACGCGATGGATATAAATCAAAAAGATTTAGCAGATGAGTTTGTTAATGCTGTATTACTAGACCCAACTTATGAAAAAATTCTTACTGACTACTATAATTATCGAACTGATAAGAACAAGCTTTCGTTGTTTACAGCAGGAGCTATATTCGATTCGGATGTCGCAGATGACATATCGGAACTCTTCCACGACTACGACTACCAACGACAAAAACCCAATGACTATCAATACGCTGAAGAACAAGTTAAAATCTTTTTGGCAGAACAAAAATCAAACGGACTTGACTTATCACAAAACGACCTTATATACGGACTCAACAACTATGAGAACGGAGAAGGACTTCAATCAATGGATAAGGAGACAACTATATGAAACAACTAATGGTAACTGCGTTGTGCAACGCATTGAAAATACTACATCGAATGGTGTGCCTGATATTATGGCTATTACACCAGACCATGTATTTCTTATTGAGAGCAAATTTGAGACTGTTAAAGTTCGTCCGGAACAAGCAGCCTTCCAAATTAAAGTTAACGAAACTACAAAAGGACTCGACCATCCGTGTATATGCGTCACCCTCACTGGATATCCAAAGACTAAGAGATTGGTTGTAAATGTGTTTGATCGGCACGCTGTTACTGAACAAGGAATCAAGTGTCACAACACATTAGAATTTACTCTCGACAATGAAGGCTTCAAAGAATTTTACAATTACTTTCCTAGATCTATGACAATAGACAATCAGCAAACGTAGTTACTCCTACTACTGTAGTTAAAAAAAAGTAGGACTAGACGATGATCCCATTCACCGATCAAGGCATGACCTAGGATCCGTAAGATCTCATCCATTCTAGATACCCTGGTCAGCAATGACCAGCCAATTTATATATTATGCCAAACATAGACCCAACATACGATAACAGTAATAGTATCAAAGCCTTATACGATATGGTAGATACTAAAGCTAAAGACATTATAAAATCTGATCCTTGGTTTAAGTATAGACAAGCAGTAAGACAAGGCATAAACGAAGGCCTCATCAGAAAAAAGACTGATGAGGAAATAGCAGAAGAAATGAAAAGTAAACCATACTTAAAAGCTAATAGAATAATACGTAAAAACGAAAAAAGAAAAGCATAATGCAACAACCCTTATTTGCCCCACAGTCTAGTTGGCGTCCACCAGCTATACTACCAGAATTTTCATCGCAAGTTGCGATTGACTTAGAAACTTGTGATCCGAACCTAAAGACACAAGGACCAGGATATAAAAGACATGACGGTTACGTGGTAGGTATTGCGATTGCTGATAAGCATCAATCAGTATACTTGCCATTTAACCATCTTGGTGGAGATAACCTGGACAAAGACATAGTTCTTTCATATGTGCAAAATGTGATATATAAAGCAACCGAAGTATTGTTCGCCAATGCTTCGTACGATCTTGGCTGGCTTGGGACTCTAGGGGTAGAGGTCCCTTGCCCAGTCCGAGACGTACAAATAGCCGAAGCTTTAATTGACGAAGAGTGTTTTTCGTATTCACTTAATAACTTATCAAAGAAGTATCTAGACAGAACAAAAAATGAAGACGGACTCAAAGAAGCTGCCGATGCATATGACCTTGACCCCAAGGGTGAAATGTACAAGCTGCCTGCTCGCTTTGTTGGTGAGTACGCAGAGATTGACGCTAGACTTACTTGGGACATTTACCAACACCAAATACCTGTACTTAAAGAACAAGACTTATGGAGGGTATTTGAAATAGAATGTCAACTGACTCCTGTACTTGTGCACATGACCAACAAGGGTGTACCTGTCGACCTAGACAAAGCGGAACAATTGAACAAACAACTCAAGCAAAGAGAAGAGAACCTACGCAAGCATTTTTCTGGTTTAGATATATGGTCGCCACCAAAACTCGCAAAACACATAGAGAATTTAGGTTTGGTTGTACCAAGGACAGAGAAAGGTAACCCATCAGTATCTAAAGAATTTTTACAAACATGTGAACACCCAGAAGTAAAACAAATATATGACGCAAGATCAATTAACAGACTTAGAAAAGTCTTTATCGAAGACATCATCCTTCATAAGAATCATAAAGGACGAATCCATGCGGATTTCAAACAAACCGCTAGTGATAGTGGCGGCACTAGATCAGGAAGACTATCTTCAGCTAATCCAAACATGCAGCAAGTACCCAAACGTAGTGACGTTGGAAAAGCTATTCGACAGTTATACATCGCTGAACCTGGAAGTCTTTGGTGTAAGGCTGACTATTCATCTCAAGAACCCAGGCTACAAGTCCACTATGCACTCATCGGAGAATTTGGACGACCTTTACCTGGAGCAGAAGCTGCACGAGATGCATTCACAAACGGTGAAAAGTTGTATACATTCTTTGAAAAAGCTACTGGCCTCCCTTACGACACCTGCAAAATGTTATGCCTTGGGATTTCGTATGGGATGGGTAACGAAAAGATGGCAAGAACACTTGGTATATCCTCTGACTTATGTAAAGAAACAATGCAAAAGTTTAACAAAGAAGCACCGTTCTTAAAAATACTATTTGATAATGTAATGAACATGGCATCTAGTCGTGGCTACATTAAAACTATACTTGGTAGGAGAGCTCGGTTTGACTTTTGGATGCCATCGTTTGATGACCAACCAGTAAAGACTCTAAAAATAGCAAAAGGTAGGTACAAAAATAAAGCATTGTTCCGTGCCTTTACATCAAAAGCACTAAACAGACTTATACAAGGCTCTGCTGCTGACCAAGCAAAGGTTGCTATGGTTAACGCATACAAAGCTGGCTTTGATATGAGACTACCAGTGCACGATGAGATTAATGCTATGGTTAGTAGCGAACAAGAATCAAAACAACTAGCAACAATTATGGAAGAAGCAATACCACTTAACGTCCCTGTAGTGGCGGACATAGACTTAGGACCAACATGGTGCTAACAGAATTCATAGTAACAGACACGTACAAAGTTAAAGCTGTAAGCATTGACGCTGTACAACAAGCCATCAGTGAAGATGATTTTAGTGAGGTAGAGACTAACCTTGACTCACGAAAAATAACAATAGAACCAACATTCTAATGACACAATCAATATTAGTAGAAGCAGCAAGACTAGTCGACAACGACAGAGCCGATGATTATGGTGACCCACGTGACGACTTTAAAAGAATTGCGACCATATGGTCAACATTATTAGAAAATAAACTAAATGTAGACTTGACACCTTCGGAAGTTGGTGCAATGATGATCGCTCTCAAATTATCACGAGCTGTTCATAACGACAAAAGAGATAATTGGATTGACATAGCAGGTTACGCACACTGCGCAGACCTATGCACAACATATAAAAATAATGACAGATGAAATACTTAATGAAAGCGATAAGGATTATGAAAACTCAAGTGAGTGCGACTCTACAGAAAATGTGGGAGTCAACGATCTTACAGAAATTACTGAGATGGGTAAAAGCCTTGCCCAGCTCGATAGTGACATTCTTCAAGCGGAAGCAGAAGTAAGTAACCTTAAGCAAAAGCGCAAGCACATTGCAGAAGAACTTATGCCTGACCTTATGGCTAAGTACGGTCTCAAGTTAATACAACTTGATGACGGTAGAAAAATACGCATTGACAACTTTGTTGATGCTCGAATCAAAGACCCTGAGACTGCATTCAATTGGCTACGTGATACTAACAACGATGCGATTATTAAAAATCAAATCACAATAACACTTGGCAGAGATGAAGACGTTAAGGCTCAAGCAATCTTAAATACTTTACAAAGAGAGCATGATGTTAATGCTGATGCAAAAATCAGTGTACACAACATGACTCTTAAGTCTTTCTGTCGTGACGCACTGGATAACCCAGAGCTGGCAGAATCATTACCTCGTGAAGCATTCGGTATCTACGAAGGCAAGCGAGCGAAAATAACCTAAACATAGAAATAAAGAAACATTATGGCGTTTGACATAACTACAGTAGCCGGACAAGGTACAGAGAACCTCGACACAGGTGGAGGATCACTACCGTTTGTCCGCATATTACAAGACTTGAGTCCTCAACTCAAATCACAAAAAGATGAATACATCGAGGGCTCAAAAGCTGGTGACTTAATGTTTGCAAAAACACAAAGTCTCCTACCACAACCTGTTAAGGTAATCCCAGTGTATACTAAAAGTATCTACACAGAGTGGGTTCCACGTAGTAAGGGTGGCGGTTTCAAAGGTAATCATGCCTTGAGCATCGTCAATGACTCTAACTACGAGAAGGGTCGTGAAAGACAATACGACGAATGGCTTGGTGAGAACGAGCTTAAGTTTACTACATACTGGTTTGTTCTTATGGAACTAGACGGTAAGTGGGAACAAGCAGTTATCCCATTCACTTCATCTCAATTGCGAGTATCTCGTAAATTGACTGGTGACATCAACAAGTTCCGTTACAGCGGTATGGATGTCACACCACCATTGTATGCTCAATCTTGGGAGTTATCTAGTGTACTAGAAACAAGCAAGAATGGAGATGACTACTTCAACTTCAACTTCGCAGAACCAAAAGTCTTAGACTTTGAGGCTGATGAAGCTGTCTTGACCTTAGCATCTGACACATACAACAGTGCAGCAGATACACCGTTGCTACAAGCACAGCCAAAACCTGCGCTTATCTCAACGGAAGCACCATTCTAAACAACTTATGTACCTTCCATCCTTAGGGGTGGAAGGTTTTTTTATTTTATATGATCCCAATCGCAGACTTAGCATTTCAATTCCACGACTTATTTACTTGTAACAAAGAAGTTTACGGACAAACAACACTCACTGGCAAAACCAGAGACCGTGACGGTAAAACAGATTCACGTAGCTTCTTAGTAAAATCAGCACTAACTACAGATGTGTGGGAGCAACACATAAAAGGTGAAAAGATTATTGGTTGTACACCACTGATTAACGAAGACGAAGTAAAGTGGGGAGCTCTTGACGTAGACGTTTACCAAGACTCTAACACAACAGAAGATATTATAAAACTTGTAGCTACACACAACTTACCGTTTGTTGTATGTCGTTCTAAGTCAGGTGGTGCACACGTCTACATGTTCTTTACAGAACCAGTATCCGCAGCAACAGTAATTGACAAACTTAAATCGTTCTCTGCATTCTTCGGACAAGGTGCTTGTGAAATATACCCTAAGCAGCCTAAGATTAGTAATCGTAAAGACGACAGTAAGTATGGTAACTGGATTAACATGCCATACAGTGGCAACCCTACATTACAGTATGCTTTTAACAAAGAAGGTAAAGCATTAAAACCTGATGAATTTATAGCACTTGCTAACGCAACTAAAGTAAGTCCAGAAGAATTTATAGACTTAGAAGTACCTAACATAGAGAACGAAGCGCTGCCTGAAGGGCCTCCGTGTCTTAATTATATCTTTCAAAATCGTACTCAACATTCTGAGTCCCGTAATATAACTCTTTCAAACGTTGCGGTTTACTTAAAGAAGGCCAATCCAACGGAATGGAAACAACTATTACATAAATATAATAGGAAATTCCAAGAACCCCTAGAAGATAGAGAAGTAGAGTCAATCGTAAATTCATATTCCAAAAAAGACTACAAGTATCAATGTGCAAGTCAACCGTTATGTAAGTATTGTGACGCAAAACTTTGTGGTCAACGTAAGTTCGGTATTGGTCAAGAAGAGTTCTTACCAAACAACCGTTCACTTATACAACTTAAGTCTGAGCCACCCTTGTGGTTCTTAACTCTAGACGATGCAGAGATACAGCTTACTACTGAGCAGTTTGACAACTTTAATATGTTTAACCAACGTGTTATGGAACGATTACTGTTTAAGTTCCCACCAATCAAACAAGAAGATTGGGTTAAACAACAAAATTTATTACTCAAGAATTGTACACAAATAGACATACCATTCGAAATGACTCCAGTGGGTCAGCTTGTAGAATATGTATCTATGTTCTGTGCAGGAGCTAGTGACAACCCTAACAATATTAAGATGGGCCCAGTTAAACTAAACGGATCATTCCTGTTTAGAATGGTAGATCTTAAAGATTACTTAGCTCAACAAAGATTCAAAGAGTTACCTGACAACAAAATACTATCTGCTATAAAACAAATTATAAAAGCAGATGCAATTACACACACAATCAAGGAACCCATCAAACTTAATGTAAGATGTTGGCGTATCAAAGAAGAAAGATTACACATTGATCCGTCAGTTCCTATGCCAAACTTAGCTAATGAAAATTCCTATTGAATTTATAATGTTACTTGCAATGGTTGAATCTGGGCAAGACCCTAGTGCAGTTGGAGACAACTTTGAAGCACTTGGTATGTTACAGATGCACCCAGGGTACGTAAGAGACGCAGCCAACTATGCCAATGAAAATTGGAGACATATTGATGCACTAGACGAAGTAACTAGTATTAAGATATTTCGTGCTTACATGGATCGCTATGCTACCGAGGAGCGTCTAGGACGACCTGTAACATGGGAAGACATAGCTCGTATACATAACGGTGGACCTAACGGATATAAGAAAAAATCAACAATCAAATACTGGAACAAAGTAAAATGCTTAATGAACCAACAATCTATGTAGCTAGTGCTGGTACTGGTAAGACTACCACACTCATGAACAACCTTACAGATTGTTTAGAGTATGTTAACCCACAGAATATATGTTTTACCACATTTACTAAGGTAGGTGCTCAAGAAGCTATTGACCGTGCCTTACAGAAAAACACTGAGTATACAGAAAAAGACTTTGAGGGCTTTAGTACCTTACACGCATTATGTTATAGACGTATACCACGTAAACAAATGCTTACCAATCAAGACTACCGACTACTGTCAGAGTTAACAGGTTACACAGTTACTGGTGGTACTGCTTATGGCAACGATGGTCTTGTCTACAATAACAATGCTGGTGACCGTATATTATACTACAACAGTTTAGGTCGTAACTTAAAAGTATCAGAAAAAGATGTGCTAGACTTACAATTAGGTACTAAACTTAATGCTGCACAACTTGCAGACTTTAACCAGTTCTACAAAGAATTTAAAATAACTAAAAACAAATATGATTTTACTGATCAGCTCGAACAATATATTGCACAAGATTACAAACCTGATTTTGATTGTGTATTTGTTGATGAAGCTCAAGACCTTTCTCCTTTACAGTGGGACGTTGTGGATTTTATATGTACTAACGCTCGTGAAGTCTTTATAGCTGGTGACGACAAACAATCAATCTTTAAGTTTGCTGGTGGTGACCCTAAGTCATTAATCAATAGACCAGGCGACCGTATTGTTCTAGATACATCTTACAGACTACCATCTACAATTCTAAATTATGCAGAAAAAATTGCTGAACGTATTGAAGAAAAACAAGAGTACCATGTAACTAGTAAAAATGACAACGGTAACGTAGAGCACATACACAGTATATCTGAGTTAGATATGTCAGAAGGTACTTGGTTATTGTTGTGTCGTAACAAGTCACTACTACAAATCTTTGAGCACGAACTAATGCGTAAAAAACAATTGTTTGTGTCTAGTAGCAGAGACTCACTGTTTAATGAAAAACAAATAAAATTTATATTACTATGGGAAGAGCTACGTCGTGGTTACAAGTTTCCTGCGTGTGACTTAAAAATATTATACCACGAGTTCCTACCATCTGGTACTGTAGTCAAACGTGGCTTCAAGAAGATGTTAGACCAAATGCCAGACAACGAACTGTTTAGTAAAGATGACCTCAAAGAAAACTTTGGACTTATAAACACAGACAAATGGAACAAGATATTTAGACTACCAGACATAACAATAGAATTACTACTAAAAGCAGAAGAAGAAAACAAACTTGACAAATCTACTAATGTTGAGATAAACACAATACACGCAACAAAAGGTAGAGAGGCTGACAATGTAGTCTTACTACCAGACATGACAGGTATCACATACAAAGGTATGCTCAAAGATGAAGACAACGAACACAGAGTATTCTATGTAGGTGCTACACGTGCAAAAAAGAATTTATATATACACACTCCTATTAGTAATATGTTTTACAAACTACCACG